ACCGTTCCTTTGCCGTCATGGCATTGGCTACGGCGATGTAAAGGTCGTGGTCAGGGTTGACGAGTTCGTGGACGGCCAGCACCGCTAATGCGATGTCGTACTCGTCGGCGTCCATGTCAAACGCAGCGCGGAACTGGTTAACGAAGATATCCCGTTTGGCGGGGTCTACGTCCTGCCCTAGATCGCCCCTAGGATCAACGGTGAGGGGCTTACGGCCTTGGGCTACCTCTGCGTCATCGTCCACCTGTGCAAGCCCCACAATGGCCGCTAATGCGTAACGGCGGGCATAGGTGATGCCAGAGCCTTGCCCCTGCGGGCTGGCGTCCTTGGTCAATACTGGCATCTGCCCTGCGATCCACTCGCCCGAGGCGTGAGCCAGCGTCGTGACTAGCATCAAACCTTGCTCAGTCATCTGCGTGGTCTGGATCACCGACAAGCCGTTAGCGGCTAACTGCTTACGACAAGCGTCCCAACACGACGCAAGGTCGGCGTATTTGCTTTTAAAGAACGGGTTGCTGCTGTCTTTCAGCGCACCCGTGATGTCGGCTTGGGCTTTGCTCAATGCGGCGGCCAATGCGCCTATGGTTTCACTCTGCATCTTCTCTCTCCTTTAGTTCTGCTAATGCCTTGTTGCAGGCTTCTATGCGTTCTTGTTCTTCCAGTTCTTGCATCAATTGGTCTTGGTGATGCCACCAAGTCATATCGTCATCGTGCATGGGCTGCTCGCTCCTCTGCCGGGGTACAGCCGCCGTCGCCGCACGGGTCAAGGATGGCTGCTGTGGCGTATAGCACTACAAGCAGGATGGCTTGAGGTAACCAGCGGCTCACAGGTCGTCTCCCCACGGGCCGTTCATCAGCGCGTCGTTGGTGGCGATTTCTTCAAGCTCAAAGATGGCATCTGCACCGAGGTCGCAAATGTCTAGCTTAATGTCGTGGTTAAGGGATGCGGCAACCTTGTCGTTATCCAAGAAGATGCCGATCAGGTCGGCAGCCTCAAGGATGATGCCGCCATCTAGGTCTTGGGTGTACTCCACGCGCACCTCAAACTTGTTGCCGAGGGCGTAGAACGTACCGAAACCGTGGAATGTGTCTTTGCGTGGCATATCTGTTGCTCCTGTTGTGTTTGTCAACAATTACATTTTACCAAAGTTAACAAGCAAATCAATAGTACGAACTCCAATAACGTTCTTTGTAAACCGGCTTGCCGCTGGTCATCGTTATCGGCTGTTCGTAATACGCTGTCGCACTCTGGTGAATCTTTACGCTTGGCGAGCCACCCACCATGCTGACTCGTCTTGAAAACGCTTCGCCAATGAACATGCCGGGCATCGGCTTGGTTTTGCCGCACAAGTACCCTTCTTCTTCACGGCTTTGGGCAATTTCTCGTAACTCAACCGTTTGGCCGCAAACACTTACAACTTCGTAATACTCAACATTGGTTTGCTCATAACCCCAACTGGTTCGGAACACTTCGCCGCCAACCAGTTTGTGAGGCGCAAATCGGGCCTTGCGTCGCTCCGCCACCATCGCTTTGTGAGCTTCTAAACTTTCCACTTGGGATTTGATTTTTTCGGCTAACCGTTCAGCAGAACCAAAAATGTAATGCCATAACGGCTTGGCCGCTCTACCAGCAAACGCCATCGCAACAATCTTGCCGCGAGCAACGCTTTCGTGGGTGTAAACCACAAACTCCGTGGCTTCGTGAATGTAATGCAGCGAGTAGCTGGCCGGGATATGTCGTTCTTTCTTCATTTCAAGTACCTCTCTGTGGTATCAAAGTCAACAACGCTAGTTTACCAAGGTTAATACACTTGTCAAGCCGTTTTGGCAGGAAAATTCAAATATTTAAACATTTTTATTTCCCGCTCCAACGCCTCACGCGAACAACTAAAGTGCTGGTGGACTTCGCTATAAAACACCAGCAACGGGATTGCCATTTCGCAATCCTCCTCCCACCATTGCGGCTTGGGAGCATACAAACCGGGGATCGGCTTAGCCCATTCGGGCAACTGCGCTTGGCGTTCGGGTGACAACCAGATGCCGCCGTGACCAGCCGTAAATACTTGAACAATGCCGGGGGCTAAAACTTTTTGCTTTTGGACAGCGCCCCAAGGCGAATACTTAATGACTGACTCTTTCATATCAACCTCTCTATGGTTAATCACTATCTACGGTGCTATGTTAACACAAGTTAAGTATCCGTCAATGGCAGATAGGTACATATTTCGCTATGTAATTTCTGATTGCGGCAAGACGTAACCAAAGTTAACATACGAAAATGGACATACAAACAGCATTAAAAGTTTTCGGTTCACCCGCAGGAATTGCCCGAGCGTTTAAGGTGACAGCGCCTGCTGTATCCCGCTGGATACGGAACGGCAAAGTGCCGCAACAACGGGTGTGGCAGTACAAGGCTGGGTTAGTCAAAGCGCCAAAAGGACGTTAATGGACGCTAAAACGAAAAGCCCCCGTGAAGGGGGCTTGACGCTGCCGGGGGAATGGCATTACGCTGAGGTTGCAGTTCGGCGTAGATGTAGTTTAGTCCTGTTAATGGACTTGTCAACCTACCTATACGCCTCGGCTCATCTGGTCGGGGAAACCACGCGCAGACAGGGCTTAAATCTAGACCGGGGCAGCCAGCCTCTAGACACGCAGCGTATAGCGGGGAAGCGTGAATGGCACCGGGTAACCGGCAAATGTAGCCCGCAGCGGGTGAGGCTCCGAAAGGCTCACAATAAACCTGCACGAGTTTCCTTAGGCGTCCTCCGTCTAGAAACCGTGCGGGTTCCACAACCGAAGGCTCATAAGTTCTAAACCATAGAGAGGTTATATATGGGAGATGAATTCACTTACTTTCCGACTAAACAAGCTCAACCGGAAAAGCCTAAGCCCAGTCACAACCTAGAACACCAGTTTCACTCAAACCAAGTGATGTGGAACTCGGCAGTACAAGAATCCCCGCTAAACCGTCTGAAGTTCTACGACGCACAGTTAGCCCGTGGCGTTGAGGTCAACCGTGATAGGGTCGCTGAACTGATCCGAGAGGCTGGCGCTGCTGCCGTGCTGTCGGATAGGGATACTATCGGGCTGGTACGCCAGTTGTGGGGTGAAAAGGCTGTGGAGAGACTTCGTGCCAGAGTTAAAGCGGGGGAATAGAACGTGGTGGATTATCTGGTTAGGGCGATGCGTAAACGAGGCAAGGCGTGAGGTACAAAGCGAGGCGGGATGCGAACGATGGCCTTATTGGCCGGGCGCTACACGCAGCAGGGTTTACCGTCCTCGACTACGCCTCAAACGGCGGCGTACCAGATCGTCTCGTCGTACGGAATCTGCCAGACGGAACACCGTGGGTTTGCTGGGTCGAAATCAAAGTCGAAAAGGGAAAGCTACGCCCAAGCCAAGAAAAGTTCCGACAGGTGTTTGAGCCTCGCGGTGAGTTCTACGTTGCGCGTGACCCCGAGGAAACGGTGCAAGAACTCATGGATCGGTACATTTGCGCCATAAAACCCGAGCAGTTGCGGTAAAATACCGTAGGTAGTACCCTCGCCCACATACCGCAAAATGGGTTAATCATGAAACACCAACAAGCCGGAATCTTCGTTTCAGCCCTGCTTCATAGCAGCACTATCACCCATTTCCTTCATTTGTCTTCGAAGTCGTACAGCGAACACAAAGCGCTGGGTAACTATTACGAGGACATCCTCAACGTAGCCGACAAGTACGCGGAAGCCTATCAAGGTCATTTCGGCATCATCCCGATGACCGCCTACATCGACGACTTCAAGGTACAGAAGGACGCGAAGGCTTACGTCGGCGGCTTGCTGGACTTTGCCAAGAGTATGCGCGACCAGTTACCCGACGAACCCGACTTGCAAAACATCCACGACGAGATCGTGGGTCTGATCGCCTCCACGCTCTACAAGCTGGAAAATTTAAGCTGACATGGCCGCGAAACGTGACCGTTTGGCTGCCGTTTTGGCTTATATGGACGAAAAAGCCAAAAGGTTTGCAAGCTTAAATCAGCCTCAATCGACGGACACGGCTGATGTTGCATTGGACATTGCAGCCGGATTTACGCCGCTGCAATACCCACAGGCGGCGCGAGATTTTGAGCGATCACGACGAACCGGCGACAAGCTCGGGCAATTACTAGCTGCCGCAGGCGCAATTCCTGTTGTCGGTGGCATCCCGAAAGCCGTAAAAGCAATTGATAAAGCTATTGAAACGCGATATTTCAAGCGGTTAGACCAAGATTACGAAGGATTAAAGACCGAGTACGCCACCCGTCCTGATAGTTTCGGCGGCAAAGTTTTAAACACGGACGTTGCACGGGAATTGTCGCCAGAATACTTGGCAGACCGCACAAAGTCGGCAGACGTACATGAGCCATCAAGCTCGTTCATTAAGAAACTTTATGCCGAGCGCCTCGCCCAACCGACCCCGCCAGATAAAGACCCGGTGGTGTTGTTTACCGCTGGCGGTACAGGCGCAGGCAAAAGCTCTGGTCTAACTCAGCTCCGCAAAGCCACGCCGAGTTTGAATCGGGTAGAGCTGGAATACGACACCAACATGAATGGGTACGAATCCAGCAAAAAGAAAATTGACGAGGCACTCAAATCAGGACGCCAAGTGCAAATTGTGTTCACCTACCGCGATCCAGTAGAAGCATTAAGTCGAGGCGCACTTACTCGGGCAATGCGACAAGAAGGCGAGTTTGGAACAGGTAGAACGGTGCCGCTGTCAGAGCATTTGAACACCCACATCGGTGCGCGTAGCACGATGGAACGTCTTGCAAAGGACTACGCTAACAATCCTAAATTCAATTTAACCGTCATTGATAACAGTCGGGGCGAAGGCAACGCTGTTGTGTCGTCATTGGACAATTTACCCAAGTTAAGCGAAAATAAGGTGCGGAATGAATTACGAAATGCCCTTGAACAAGCTAGAAACGAAAAGCGCATATCCGAAAAAGTCTACCGGGGCTTTGCCGACTACTAATGCAACAAAATCGCATTGGGGTGTTGCGAACAATATCGGTCAGGCATTTGCAGCAGCGCTAAACCAAGCGGTGATGGAAAAAAAGATCAAACGATAAGCGTATGAACGCAGGCGCATTTAAAAAGGGCCAGAAAGGCGGGCCGGGTAGACCCAAAGGGTTGCCCAATAAGTCCACGCAGGCTGCCAGAGAGGCCATTGCAGCGTTTGTGGACGGTAACGCAGACCGCCTTCAAGGGTGGCTAGACGAGATCGCTGCGGAGAAGGGAGCGCAGGCTGCCTTCGACTCTTTTACAGCGCTGCTGGAATACCATGTTCCGAAGTTAGCCCGTACCGAAGTGACGGGAAATGAGGGTGGCCCACAGGAATTGGTTATCCGCTGGAAGGAGCCGACCTAGTGGAGATTGAAATGCCTTACCAACCCCGTAAGGCGTTTATGCCGTTCCACAACCGCACGAAGCGCTGGGCCTGCATCGTGGCTCACCGCCGTGCAGGTAAGACGGTAGCAGCCGTCAACGACATCATCCGAGCAGGGATAACCTACCAAGGGCCAAACGGGTTATTTGGCTACGTTGCCCCCTACATGAACCAAGCTCGCCGAATTGCTTGGGACTACTTTAAGTACTACGCCGCACCGATCACCCAAGACGCCAACGAAAGCCAGATGACCCTGACGCTGGTCAACGGGGTCAAGATCAGCCTGTTCGGTGCCGATAACGCCGACGCCATGCGTGGCCTCGGTTTCTCGGGCATTTACCTTGACGAGTACGGCGACTTTAAGCCGAGCGTATTTGGGAACGTAATTCGTCCTGCCTTGTCAGATAAACAGGGTTGGGCGGTCTTTGCAGGTACACCGAAAGGCAAAAACCAGTTCTGGGAAGTGTTTGATACAGCCACTCGAATCCCTAGCGAGTGGTTCCTGCTGCGCTTACCCGCTAGTACCAGCGGGCTTCTCCCGGCGTCAGAGCTAGCCGCCGCTAAAGCGCAATTGTCCGAGGATCAGTACTTGCAGGAGTACGAGTGCAGCTTTGAGGCTGCCATCCTCGGAGCTTTTTACGGCACGGAGATGCGCCAAGCGCAAGACCAAGGCCGAATTGGAAAAGTGGATTACGACCCGTCCTTGCCCGTCTATACGGCATGGGACTTGGGTTACCGCGACGACACCGCCATCTGGTTCTACCAAGTGCTGCGTGGCGAGGTGCGCGTCATCGACTTCTTTGCCGTCTCGGGCGCTGACATCCATTACATTGCCGAGGTCGTCACCCGTAAGCCCTACGAGTACGTTAAGCACTACCTACCGCACGACGCCCGCGCCAAGAGCTTGCAGACAGGCCGAAGCGTGTTGGAGCAGCTAGCCGCTTACCTTGACATCAAGAAGCTGGCGGTTGTCCCTGACATCGGCTTGCAGTCGGGTATCCAAGCGGTGCGTATGCTGCTGCCGCGTGTGTACTTCGACGCTGAGAAGTGCCACGACGGCATTGAGGCGCTGCGCCAATATCAACGCGAGTATGACGAGGACAAGAAAGCGTTTAGGCAGTCCCCGCGCCACGATTGGACGAGCCACCCTAGTGACGCATTCCGTATGCTTGCGGTATCATGGCAGGAGCAATCTGACAAGTCCCCGGCTACAGCGGAGCCGAAGCCGCTTATAGTCGGCCCAGAGAACACAGTCACACTCAACGATATGTGGGCTGTGCATGACCGCACTACGAGCAAGAGGATACGGATATGAGTTTGTCGGTTACACAGTCCCAGAACTACAAGAACCTGACCGCGACAGGAACCGTATTCACGGGGCCGTGCGGAATGTTCGGTATTTTCGTGGCTTCTGCTTCCAGCACCCCGACCATCAAGGTCACCGATGGAGCCGCTACGGTCGTCAATACGTTCACCCCGGCGGGTGCGACGTTCTACACGATCCCGGCCCGCGTCAATACGAGCCTCGTCGTGACGATTGGCGGCACGGTTGACTGCACGGTGTTCTGGACGCCATGAGCCGCAAAGCCGGTCTCTACGCAAACATCCTTGCCAAGCGTGAGCGCATAGCCGCCGGTTCGGGTGAGCGTATGCGTAAGCCCGGCGAGGAAGGCGCACCGACCGCTAAAGCGTTTCGGGAAAGCGCCAAGACCGTAAAGAAGGAAAACAAATGAGCGCAGCGTGGCAGCGGGAAGAAGGCAAGAACCCGAAAGGCGGTCTGAACGCCAAGGGTCGTGCCAGCTACAAGGCCGAGACGGGTGGCACCCTCAAGCCGCCGGTCAAAGCAGGCGATAATCCGCGCCGCGCGTCGTTTCTAGCCCGTATGGGCAACATGGCTGGCCCGATGGAAAAGAACGGGAAGCCAACACGCCTTGCGCTTGCCCTCCGTGCATGGGGAGCGAGCAGCAAGGAAGAAGCCCGCGCCAAGGCGAAGGCCATTAGCAGCAGGAACAAAGGTAAAGACTAATGGAAAACCTCGTTAGCCCAGAGGTCGATAAGTACCTCCGCGTTATTGGCGCTTATGACAACGAGTTCGCCAAGTGGACGGCTCGCACTAAGAAGATCATCAAGCGTTATCGGGACGACACCCGAGGCCAGACGGGCAACGAGACGGCTAAGTTCAACATTCTGTGGTCAAACGTCCAGACGTTGATCCCGGCTGTTTACGCCAAACTCCCGAAGGCTGACATCACCCGCCGCTTTGGTGACAACGACCAAGTAGGTCGCGTGGCTTCGCAAATCCTTGAGCGAGCCATCGACTTTGAGATTGAGCATTACCCTGACTTCCGCTCAACCATGAAGTACGCCGTAGAGGATCGGTTCCTCGGTGGGCGTGGCACGGCATGGGTGCGTTACGAGCCGCACGTTCGCCCGCAAGGCATTGAGGACGACGGCCTGCAAGTGACCGAGGACGTAGAGGCGGGCGAGCTTGCCGAAGTCCCCGAGGAAATCGAATACGAACGCGCCCCGGTGGATTACGTCCATTGGCGCGATTTCGGCCACTCACAAGCCCGCACATGGGAGGAAGTGAGTCAGGTATGGCGCTGGGTCTACATGAGCAAAGAGGCTCTTGTAGAGCGTTTTGGCGAGGAAATAGCGCGGAAGATTCCGCTTGACCAAGGCCCAGAGCCTCTTAACGCCTATAACGAGTCCAAGCGTTCGTACAACCGCGCAAAGATTTGTGAACTTTGGGACAAGGAAACGCTCAAGGTTTATTGGCTCTGTAAGGGTATGCCGCAGATCATCGACGTTCGTGATGATCCGCTCGGCTTGGAAGGGTTCTTCCCCTGCCCGAAGCCGTTGTACTCCACGACGACCAGCGACACGCTGGTTCCTGTTGCCGATTTCATCCTGTACCAAGATCAAGCGATGGAGTTGGACATCCTGTCTGACCGCATTGACGGCTTGGTTAAGGCGTTGCGAGTTCGTGGCGTATACGACGCAAGCCAACCGGCTTTGCAGCGCCTCTTAACTGAAGGTGACAACAATGCTCTCATTCCAGTTGATAAGTGGATGGCTTTCAGCGAAAAGGGAGGACTTAAAGGCTCTATTGACCTCCTTCCGCTGGATCAAATCGCCCAAACCCTGCTCAACTGCTACCAAGCCCGAGCAGACATCAAAGGCCAAATCTACGAAATCACCGGCATCTCGGACATTATCCGTGGTCAGAGCGCCGCATCTGAGACGGCGACGGCCCAACAAATCAAAGGACAGTACGCGGGACTGAGACTGCGTTCGATGCAGGAGGACGTAGCCCTCTTTGCGTCAGAGTTAATCCGGCTGAAAGCACAGGTCATGTGCGCCAAGTTCCAGCCGCAGACCATCCTTTCGTATGCCGCCGCACAACAGATGGCCGAAGTGGATCAACAGATGATCCCGCAAGCCCTCCAGTTGATGCAGGATCGCCCGCTTCGCAACTTCCGCGTGGAGATTGCCGCCGATAGCCTCGTCCAGATCGACGAGAACCAGATGAAGCAAGACCGCTTGCAGTTCATCCAAGCCTTCGGTGGGTTCCTGCAACAGGCTCTGCCGGTCGGCCAAGCCTCGCCGCAGCTTGTCCCCGTCATGATGGAATTGATGAAGTTCGGTACGCAGGCGTTCAAGGCATCGCGTCCGATTGAGGGCCAGATTGACGTTGCGATGGAGCAGCTGAAGCAGGCCGCCGAGCAACCGAAGCCGAACCCCGAGGCCGAGGCTGCCAGCGCCCAGATGCAAGCCGAGCAGCAACGCGCACAAGCCGAAATGCAAATGGAACAGCAGAAGGCGCAGTTGGAACTTCAACTCAAGGCGCAGGAACTCCAACAGAAGGAACAGCTGGAGCGCTTCAAGGCCGAACTTGACGCTGCCACGAAAATCATGGTGGCTCGTATCTCGGCCAACCCCGGCATGGATGTACCGATGCTGGAGCAGCAACAAGCCGTTACTGAGCGCGTCGCGCAGGATGTGGGTACGTCGGTACAAGCGACGATGCAGCAGCTTGTCGGGCTGTATCAGAACCTAATGGACACGCAGGCGCAGAACATGGCCGGTATCCGTGCGGCTCTCGCCCAACTTGCCGCCCCGAAACGCATTGTTCGTGGCCCCGATGGCCGCGCAGCAGGAGTCGAAATCGCACCGGCTGTTCCGGTCGCTCAACCGCCGATGACGAGGCAGTAAAGCATGGCATTGGTGCTGCAAGATCGCGTCAAAGAGACGACGACAACCGTTGGCACAGGCACTTTCACGTTAGGCGGCACATCCACAGGGTTTGTGCCGTTTAGCGTTATTGGCGACGGCAACGAGACGTACTACACGGCTGTGGATAACGCCACAGGCGCGTGGGAAGTCGGTATTGGCACTTATAACACCGGCACGTTAACCCGTGACACGGTGCTAGCTTCAAGCAACGGCGGCAGCAAAGTGCCGTTTGTTGCGGGTAGCAAGGACGTATTCGTTGCGTATCCTGCCGAAAAGGCGGTTACGCTTGACACCGCACAAACGCTGTCCAACAAGACGCTATCGGCTGCCAATCTCGGCACCCCGACTGCGGGTGTTCTGACCAACGCCACGGGATTGCCGCTCACAACGGGCGTGACGGGTACGCTGCCCATCGCTAATGGCGGTACAGCGGTCACTTCTGCCCCGTCTAACGGCCAACTGCTGATCGGCAACGGCGCGGGTTACACGCTTGCCACGCTGACCGCAGGCTCTGGCGTCACGATTACGAACGCACCGGGCAGTATCACGATCAACGCTCCCGAGGTTGGTACGGTTACGGCTGTCACGGCCACCGCTCCGCTTGCCTCCTCTGGCGGCAATACGCCTGATATCAGCCTCACAGGCGTCGTTAGCGTCCAGAACGGCGGTACAGGCGTTGCTACGCTTACCGGCTACGTTAAAGCCTCTGGCACGGCGGCATTCACGGCTGTTGCCCAAATTCCGGCAGGCGATGTGTCGGGTCTTGGCACGATGGCGACCCAGAACGCCAACAGCGTTGCGATTACAGGCGGGTCAATTAACGGTACAACTGTCGGATTGACGACACCTAGCACGGGTGCGTTCACGACCGTATCTGCTGCGTCAGGTTTCTACGGCAACTTGACCGGCGATGTTACCGGCAACGTCTCGGGTAACGCCGGAACCGTCACAAACGGTGTGTATACAACCGGCGATCAAACGATTGGCGGTACTAAAACCTTTACCAACACCATTTCGGGGTCGATTACCGGCAACGCTGCCAACGTCACAGGGACGGTTGCAGTTGCGAACGGCGGCACGGGAGCTACGACCTTAACGGGTTACGTTAAAGCCTCGGGTACGTCTGCCTTCACGGCTGTTGCGTCAATCCCGAACACGGACATCTCTGGCCTCGGCACGATGTCCACGCAAAACGCCAACAACGTCGCCATCACAGGCGGCAGCATCAACGGCACGACCGTTGGCGCATCTACGGCCAGCACAGGCGCATTTACCACGCTCTCTGCGTCTGGTGTGTTTACCGCCAAGAACGGTGGATCAGCCGCAACGCCTGACATTACGACATCGGGTGATACTAATACGGGTATTTTCTTCCCTGCCGCTGACACGATTGCGTTTACTGAGGGCGGCGTTGAGTCAATGCGTATTGACTCGTCTGGAAATCTTGCTATTGGCACAACAACTGCATCATTCAAAATCACCAACAACTTTGATGCTCCTGCCACATGGGGTAATGCTGCCGGTAACTTTATTGAAATGTGGCAGAACAGCGGCACCAGTGCGCTTGGTGTTGCAATGGGCGACAACTCGATTGCGTCGTTTACCACCAACAACGGATATAACCTTGTATTGGCGACAGACGGCGTTGAGCGTATGCGCGTTGCTACGTCCACGGGCAACGTCGGTATTGGGACGACTACAGCCAACGCAAAACTTCAAATTCAATCTGGTACCTCGCCAACCCAGCCGACATGGGCGGCGTCAGACGTTGTAATCGCGGGTAACTCTGCTGGTAACTCGTCTTTTTATCAATCGTTTTCCGATACGGGTGGCGGTCTTGTTTTCAGTACGCCAACCACTCGCGCTAGATCGTTTTTGTTGTGGAACGAAAATAACGGAAACTCCACTTGGCAGAACGGTTCAAGCGGTGCGCTGATTCTTAATAGTAACGGCGCAGAGAGAATGCGCGTCGGGGGTGACGGGAACGTCGGTATTGGCACTACGTCAACCACGTTAAGCGGCCAAGGATTTAGAGCCGCTATTCAAAATGCGGGCTTTGGAATTTTAGGGTTAAACAACAGCAACAACACAAACCAGAGTTGGGGCTTTGGAATAAACGATTCTGGCCTTGGCAATGCCGGTCGTTTTCATTTAGGTCAAATAATCAACGGTTCAACTGGCGGCCTTGCTGGTGGCCCGTTCTCACCGATCATTTCTTGCGATGTGCCATCGTCAGCAAGTACCGAAGGTGTTATTAACATCAGTTCGGCTCGCAACGTCGGTATTGGGACGGCTTCGCCAAGTGGCAATTTACAAGTTACCGCAGGAAACCCAAGAATTCGATTTAGCAATACGGCTGGAACGGCATCAACCTTGTTTTTTGGCGCTGATAGCGGTGTTGCATGGTTAGGCACGGAAACCAACGCAGATTGCTATTTTGTTACTAACAACGCGGAAAAAATGCGAATTACAGCGGGCGGCAGCGTTGGTATTGGAACTACACCGTCATCAAATGTTCGTTTAGATATTTATGCTGGAACCTCGGCAGCGGGAAGTTATTGCGTAGCGTTTCGAAATTCTTCTGCAACTAATCTTTTTTATATTGAAAACCACGGCACGATATTCACAGGCGGCGCCGCAAACTCTCCGTACAATTTGACGACTGGCTCTGCGGCAAACTTATATGTTGATAGTGGGGGAGCCTTATACCGATCAACGTCGTCGCTTCGTTACAAGTCAGACATAACAAACGCAGAACACGGACTTGCTGACGTACTAAAACTTCGCAGCGTAACGTACAAAGCCAAAAACAGCGGGGACACCGTATTTGGCGGCTTGATTGCCGAGGAAATGCATGATGCTGGGCTGACAGAATTTGTGTCTTATGACAAGGAAGGCCGACCTGATGCTATCCACTACGGCAACATGGTGGCTCTGCTGACCAAGGCCATTCAAGAACAGCAGGCGATAATTGACGAATTGAAGGCCAAGGTTGCCGCATTGGAGACTAAATAATGGCTACATGGAAAATTGAAAACATGATCGTTAAGCCACAAGACGGCTTGCACACCGACGTTGTGGTGACTGCCACTTGGCGTTGCATTGACAGCAGCGGTGAGTTTAGCGCCAGCAACTACGGCAGCATGGGCTTTGCCTCACCGGGCGATGACTTTGTGGCGTATCCCGACCTTACCGAAGCCGATGTGCTGGGCTGGGTGTGGGCGAACGGCGTGGATAAGGCCGAGGTTGAGGCGAACGTGGCGCGTGAACTAGATGCGTTAGTTAACCCGCCGACCGTGAGCAAACCGCTGCCGTGGGGTAACGCTGCCTAATGTTTGCTATTGCGCCATTTTGCGTACTGCCTTTTGCAGTCACAGAGGTAACGGCACCCCCGCCGCCGCCTGTTGTCATTGTTGACGGACACGATGGCGGCAAAAACAAACGCAAGCAACCGCGCTATGACGAGGATTCCAAGCGCCGCGAAGTTCGACGCAATGAGGTAATCGCTCTTTACGAGGAGCTTGTAGAGGGTCGCCCCCGTGTGGTGGCCGAGATCGTGGCTCCGTTTGTGGAAGCTGCTGCCCCGTTTGACGTTCCCCCGGTCAACGCCATTGATTTTGACGCCTTGCTTGCCGATGTGACGCGGGTAGAGGCGCTTTATAGAGAACTTGAAGAAATGGACGATGAGGAAGTATTGTTGCTCCTATGAAACGAACCTACGTTTTTATTGACGGCGAGTTTGTAGAGCGCAAAAAGGACGCCAAGGGGCGTTATCACTACGTTATGCCCGACATCGTGCCGTACAAAAGCATGATTGACGGCAAAATGGTCAGTTCTCGCTCAGAACACCGCCGTCACCTCAAGGCCAACAACTGCATTGAGGTTGGCAACGACGACCCGTCACGGCATATCCGGCACGAAAAGTCCGTGGATACCCGCCTTGAACGCATTAAGCACATGGTCAACACCCAACTGACCAATGAGCAAGCGGATCGCATCTTGCGCGATTTACGCCAACACGCGAACTTTACCAATCCCCACAGGAGAGGATGATGAGCGACCTTGATAATCAACCCACAGTTGACAACGAAACCGTAGACCGCAAAGAACTGCTTGCCCGCCAGTTTGAGGAAGCCGAGGCACAGCCCGAAGCGCCCCGCGAATCCGGGCGCGACGAATCTGGCCGATTTGCCAAGACCGTTGCCGAAGAACCCGCCCCCGAGCCTGCCGAGGAAGCCGTATGGCGTCGTCCTCCGGCCTCGTGGAAGAAGGATTATCACGAGGTTTGGCAGAAAGCCGACCCTCGCCTACAAGAATACGCTTACCAGCGCGAAGAACAGATGCGCCGTGGCGTGGAACCGCTGCTGCAAGCCAAGCAGTTTGCCGATTCCATCCAAGAAGCCATCAGCCCGTACATTTCGACCATTACCGGCCTTGGGCTTAAGCCCGAGCAGGCCATTGCGTCGTTGATGAAGGCCGATCACACCCTTCGCACCGCTGACCCTCAGACCCGTTACAACTACTTCATGCAGTTGGCCAACGAATACGGTGTCAGCCTCCAAGGGATGCCGCAGGGCCAAGCGCCTGCTGTAGACCCGACCATTTTTAACCTCAAAAACGAGCTTGCCAGCGTTCGTGGCGAAGTGCTGACTTGGAAACAGCAGCAGGAAGCCGCCGAGCAAGCCGTATTAAGCAACGAAATAGATTCCTTTGCCCAAAAGGCCGAGTACTTCGAAGAAGCACGGCCAGAGATGATTAAGCTCCTCCAGAGCGGCGTAGCAGAAACGCTTGAGGACGCTTATGATAGGGCAGTTTATGGAAATAGAGATTTGCGGGAGCGCGTACTGTCAGCCCAACAGGCACAACAGGCCGCTAAAGCTTCCGCAGAGAAAAACCGAGCAGCGAAAGCCGCTCGGGCCGCTGCTGTGAGTGTCAGAAGCGCCACACCCGGCGCTAACACGGCTCCCAAAGCGCAAAGTCGTCGTGCGTTAATCGAAGAAGCCTTCGAAGAAACTAGCGCACGGTTGTAAACAACTGATATAGGAGCATCTAAATGGCTTATGCCAACTCTAGTATCAGCGACATTATCGCTACTACGATTCAGAGCCGTAGCGGTGAACTCGCTGATAACGTGACCAACAACAACGCGTTGTTGCGTCGTCTCAAAGAGCGCGGGAATGTGAAGACATTTTCGGGAGGAAACCTCATCCTCCAAGAAATCATGTACACCGACCCGACCACCAACAACACCAACTCGTACAGCGGCTATGAAGTGCTGAACGTCGGTCAGAACAGCCCCATCTCGGCGGCTCAGTTCTCGATCACGCAGTACGCTTCTGCTGTGACCATTTCGGGTCTGGAGATGATCCAGAACTCGGGTAAGGAGGCCATCATTGACCTTCTTGACGGTCGCATGGAAGTGGCTGAAGCGCAGCTTGCCAACCGCATCAGCGGTGACCTGTACGGCGACGGTACCGGCAACGCGGGTAAGAACCTCACGGGTCTTGCTGCTGCTGTGCCGGATGACCCGACCACGGGAACCTACGGCGGCATCAACCGCGCTGTGTGGACGTTCTGGCAGTCGAAGAAGTACAGCGGCTTGACCGATGGTCTGGCTGCCGTGTCGTCTTCGAACATCCAAGCGTACATGGACGCGCTGGCCGTTCAACTCGTTCGTGGCACCGACAAGCCTGACCTCATCGTTGCGGATAACAACTACTATCGGTTGTATCTCCAATCGTTGCAGGCCATCCAGCGTATTACTGACGCTGGTTCGGGCATGGCGGGCGCGGGCTTTGCTTCGCTTAAGTATTACGGTGCTGGTATGGCCTCCGACGTTGTGTTGGACGGTGGTATCGGTTCTTCGTCGTACAACAGCGGTGCTGGCAACGCGAACCACATGTGGTTCCTCAACACCAAGTACCTGCACTTCCGCCCGCACAAAGACCGCAACTTTGTGCCGATCGGTGGCGAGCGGCAGGCCGTCAACCAAGACGCCATTGTTAAACTGATTGGCTGGGCCGGTAACCTCACCTGCTCGGGCGGTCAGTTCCAAGGCGTGTTGATTGCTTAAGGAGTAACGAAAATGAGTGTTTCAACTTCTGGCGTCATTGGCGTTGCTCTTGGTAACACCGACACCTCCCCGCAGTTCAATGTTGGCACGACTGTCAACTTGGACGACGGCGGTCAGGCTGTGTATGTGCAGGCTGCTTCGGCAGTCGCGCAATACGACGCCGTTTCCGTGCGTTTTAACAACACGGTGGTGCCGATTACCACGACCAACTCTGCGAACAGCAAGGCGGTCGGTTTTGCTCAAACGTCGATTGCCTCTGCCGAGTATGGCTGGGTGCAGATCGGCGGCAAGCCGGTTGTCAAACTTGCTGCGTCTTGCCTTCCGGCTGTCCCGCTCTACACGACGGCGACGGCTGGAACGCTTGACGATACTGCGGTTAGCGGTGGCCTTGTGGCGGGCATTGTTGCCGTCACCACGGCTTCCGGTGCTACTGCGCTGACTTGCGTTGCGGGTTACCCGCACGTTCTGTCGGGCGTGGCTGGCTAACCGTGCAACCTCTGGAGATCACGGTTGTAGCGGCGGGTACAGCGATGGAGCTTTGCTCCAACATTTGCTCGGCGCGTGGCCGTGGTCTGCCAGAACTGACCCTCGCTCCCATCAAGCACGATGGCAACATCGTCTTGGTGGCGAGCGGGTGGTCTATGCCGGACTACATTGACGAGATTAAGGCGCACCGCAAAGCTGGTCGCCCGATTGTGGCTGTAAAGGCTGCACACGACTTTCTGGTTGAAAACGGGGTAGAACCCGACCTGTGGATCAATCTTGACCCACGCGACCGTACAAGCGGCATACAGCGGTTAAACGACCATACCGTTTATATGCCCGCCTCACGTTGCTCTCCCTCGACGTTTGAGCATTTGCAAGGGCGCAAGATTCTTTTGTGGCACTCATGGGCAGAAGGCCCAGAGATGGAGGCCATTGGCCCCAACAAAATTGCCGTTGGTGGTGGCACGACCTCGGGTCTGCGAGCCATCAACATTGGATATTTGCTCGGTTTCCGTAACTTCATCATGTACGGCTATGACTCGTGCAATAGCCCTGCTGGTATCAAGCGATTTACGGGCGAAACGAGCGGCCCCACGGTAGATGTGTACGTCGGCGGCCCGATGGGCAAGAAATTCACCTGTAATGCCGCAATGGCGCAGCAGGCTAACGAGTTTCAGAAGCTGTTTGAGGTGATGGCTGACATCACCCTTGATGTGCGCGGCCCCGGCCTGATTGCCGAGATTATGCGCGTCAGGGACGAGCAGGCAAAGGCGGCCTAATGGCTATCCCATCCCGAGTTTTGGGTAGTGGCATCAGCCAGTTATCCACAGTCTCTATTTGCGGCGATGGCACGGCGTCATTGACCGCTGCCGGTACGTCTGCGGGCGATGCCACGCAACTTACATACGTTTATACCAACGTAACGACGGCTGCATCCGGTACGGGCGTAAAGCTGCCCAAGGCCGAAATGGGCGAAACTATTATCATCCGAAATGGCGGCGCAAATCCGCTAACGGTGTACCCGTACAGCGCAACTGACACGATTAACGCAGCCGGGTTTGGAACCATCAATGTGGATTGCTCGGCTATGTTTTATGCCGTTAGCAATACGTTGTGGGAAGAATTGCAAGGCTTCGGTCGCTCGGTGCCAATCCTGCACTACGGTGCGTTTTCGGACACAACGCTGCAAGCAGCGGCGTCCATCAATACCGCCTACGGCATGACGTTCAACACGACCGATAGCAGCAATGGCGTGTCTATCGGTTCGCCGTCCTCTCGGCTTGTTGTGGCTAACCAAGGCGTCTACAACGTGCAGTTTTCGGCACAACTAGACAAAACCTCGGGCGGCACGGGAAACATTTACATCTGGTTGCGTAAAAACGGCACTAATGTTGCCAACACGGCCAGCACAGTTGCTATTCAAGGCACGGCGGCGCGTACCGTTGCCGCTTGGAACTTTATTATCCAACTTGAACCCACTCACTACGTTGAATTGATGTGGGCTACGGATGACACAAGCGTTAGAATTCTTGCAGCCAGCGCTACAAGCGTATGGCCTGCGATTCCCTCGGTTATTTGTACTTTGACCCAAGTCAATAACCTATAACCCCAATCCCCACAGGAGCAAGGAAAATGCCATTAGATAGCGATGTTTCAAATGCTGACGCTCAGTTGCACGTTGAGTTCTACACCAAGGACAACGGTGCTAACGAAGGCAAGACCTACGTTCGGATCATGGCCCCCGGCGATAAGACGAACATTATTGACCAGCCTGCCCGAGACGATCACAAGGAGCGATTCCCGCGTCAATGGCTTTACTACCAAATGCAGCAAAGCGAAGGCGCAGCGTCGCAGATTGGAACGCCTATCTCAGAGTGGCACAAGGCTGCTCCAGAGGAAATTAACCGTGACCAGATTGCGGAACTTGCCATCCTCAAGTTCATCACAGTTGAACAGCTGGCCTTGGCATCTGACGCGCAATTACAACGTATCGGCATGGGTGGCGTGGGTTTGCGTGAACGCGCCCGCCAGTACCTCAACCGTAAAAACCGCATGGACAGCAGCGCGGAATTGGAAGAAACGAAAAAGCAGTTAGCGGAACTACAAGCGCAGATGGCAGAGTTTATTAGCTCGCAGCCGCGCCGTGGCAGACCGCCGAAGGAAATAGCCGCAGAGGGATAACGTATGTCTACGACCACGATGCTTCAACTCGTCCAGCAAGTCACGAACGAACTGGGCGTTGCTACACCGGCCACGGTAGCGGGCAACAGCAACCAAGATGTTATTCAAATCTTGGCGCTAATGAACGCTTCTGGCTACGAGTTGATGCGTCGTGCTGATTGGCGTGAACTGACCAAGCAGCATACGTTCTATACGGAAGCTATATCGACAACCGGCACTTGGACGGACAGCGCGTATACGATTACGGGCATCCCTTCTACTGCCGGTCTGTCTACCGCCTACCAAGTGCAGGGCGATGGCATCCCCAACGCGACGTACATCACAAGCGTAGACAGCGCCACCCAAGTCACGCTGAACTACGAACCGACCTCCAATCAGGTTAACGCTGAAGTCATTTTCCAGAAGGTTAAATACGACCTTCCGGCTGACTACTACAGCACGGTAAACCGCACCCATTGGGACAAGAGCAAGCGCTGGGAAATGCTCGGCCCTGAGTCAGCGCAACAATGGGAGTGGCTGCTGTCGGGCTATATCAGCACCGGCCCGCGCATCCGATGGCGTTTGCTCGGTCAATTCTTCCAGATTTGGCCGGGTATGAACGCGGGCGAGTTGCTCGGCTTTGAGTACCGCAGCAACGGGTGGGCTAATGCTGCTAACGGCACCCCCAAAACTAGCTTTACCGCCGACTCGGACACCTGCATCTACCCAGATCGGGTGATGGTGCTGTCCACCAAGCTCAAGTATTTTGAGGCTAAGGGCTTTGATACCACGGCCATCTACCGTGATTATCTGCAAGAGCTTGAAACGGCCATTGCACAAGACACGGCGTCTGCAAACCTGTCGTTTGCGCCACGACCGGGTACGGTGCTGATCGGCTACGACAACATCCCAGACAGCGGTTACGGCTCCGAGGGCAACTAATATGGCCGGATTGCGTCAACGTCGCTTCGTACAACGTGCGGTGGCGAACGTCGCATCGCTTCCGGCTCCTATTGGGGGTTGGAACGCCCGCGATTCGCTCGCCAACATGGCCCCGACCGATGCGGTCATTTTAGATAACCTGTTTCCGGGCGTTTCTAACGTCAATTTGCGTGGTGGATATGTTCGTCATGCAACGGGATTGCCGGGTCAGGTTGAGACGCTATTTAGTTATGCGGGTGCGGCAACTAATAAGCTGTTTGCCGTTTCTGACGGCAAGGTTTACGACGCAACCTCGGCGGGTGCTGTGGGTGCGGCGGCGGTTAGCGGCCTAACCAACAGCCGGTGGGAGTACATCAACGTAACCACGCCGGGCGGCAATTATTTAATGGCCGTCAACGGCACCGACAAGCCGCTGCTGTACAACGGATCAACTTGGACAGCGTTAGATGGCGCATCAACGCCTGCCATTACCGGCGTTACGACTACCACGCTTTCCAATATCACGCTGTTTAAGAACCGCGTGTGGTTTATCCAAAAAGACACCCTAAAAGCATGGTATCTGCCAACCCTTGCGGTGGGCGGTGCGGCGCAGGAAATTGACTTGTCAGCCGTTGCTAGGCTTGGCGGCACGTTAGTTGCCCTTGGCACATGGACGATTGACGCTGGTTACGGCGTAGACGACAACCTTGTTTTTGTCACCGACAAGGGCGAGGTCATTGTTTATCGCGGAACCGATCCCTCTAGCGCCTCAACATGGGCGCTGATTGGCGTTTGGATGGTGGGTGCGCCTATCTCCAAGCGCTGCATGATGAAGTACGGCGGCGATTTGCTGTTGTTGACGCTTGACGGGCTGTTCCCGCTTGCCTCGGCGCTGCAATCGTCCCGCCTTGACCCCAACGTGGCGTTGTCAGACAAAATTCAAGGCGCGTTTGCTGCTGCCGCTCAGAATTACAAGAACAACTTTGGTTGGGGCATGATTTACAACGCAAACAACAATGCGTTGATCGTCAACGTCCCCGTTAGTACGGGCAGCCAAGAGCAATTTGTGATGAACAACATTACAAAGGCTTGGTGCCGGTTTACGGGGTGGACAGCTAACTGTTTTAACATCCTTAATGATGACCCGTACTTTGGCGGCAACCAGTTTGTCGGCAAGTGTTGGACGATTGGCACCACGGGCTATGTGGACAGCACCAACAACATTGATGGGCGGGCGCTACAGGCGTTTAACTACTTTGATTCGCGTGGCGTAAAGAAATACTTTACCCGCGCACGGCCTAGCTTGTTCAGCAACGGGCAACCAGCCGTCAATATCGACATTAACGTGGACTTTGACCTCGCCCCCTCTACGGCGGCTCTGTCCTATTCGCCCTCCACGGCGGGCCTTTGGGACACCGCCAAGTGGGACGACGGCACATGGGGTCAAGACACGATTATTAGCAACAACTGGCAAGGCGTTACGGGTATTGGCTACTGCGCTGGCATCCAAATGAGCAGCACTAGCAAGAACCTGCAACTTCAATGGGCATCCACAGACATTGTGTTCCAAATCGGATGGGCTGGCATATAGAAAGCGGCAAGGATGTGGGCGAGTGGGTTTGCTCCCAGACCGAAGGGGGCTACCACGACGCTCGCTCCAATGCCCTTGGCTTACGAAAAGACGACGATTTGGTGGCCGGTGTGGTGTACGAGAACTGGAACGGTCGTTCCGTCGTCTGCCATATCGCGGTACAGGGTCGCATGATCCCTGCTTACCTAGCGGCCATATTCGATTACCCCTTCAATGTGTGTGGGGTTGACAAAATTATCGCTCCCGTGTCAAGCGGGAATAGCAAAGCATTGCGATTAGTGGGTAAAATGGGGTTCACCGAGGAAGCGCGTATCCATAACGCCGACACCGCCGGGGACATCGTGTTTTTAACTATGACACGGGAGTCGTGTCGGTTCTTAGGAAGGCGTTATGGGCAAAAAGTCACCGAAACCACCTCCAGCACCTGATTACGCCGCTGCGGCACAAGCGCAGGGACAGGCGAATCTAGATGCAGCGCGGCTAACTGCTCGCATCTCCAACCCGAACATTTCCACGCCTTATGGCGGTCAGAAAGTCACATTCGGCAAGTCCGTGTTTGACGAAACTGGCTACAACAAGGCGATGGAGGATTACAACAAGCAGCTTGAGGCGTTTAACCAGCAGCAGATTGAAGGCGCTGGAGCCATTGACCGTGACGGCGATATGTATGGGTTATACGGCGGCGGCGTAAATCGCGTTGGCGGCTTAACAAAGCCGACTGCTCCGACCCGCGAACAATTCACCAAGCTGACCGACCAAGATACGCCCTACATTGAGCAGTATCTTTCACCTGAACAACAGAAGATTTTAGAAGCCCAGCAAGAAGTTGAACTTGGGCTTTCTGGCCTCGGCAAAACCGCCTTAGGAACCGCACAGCGCGTTATAGGGCAACCGTTTAACCCCAACCTCCGCGACTTGCAAACCGAGCTTGGCGGGTATGGTCAAGTTCAAGGCGCGCCCGACTTAATGGGCATGGGCCGTTCGTCCGGCGATGTACGGGCGTTTGATTACACCGCTGCCCCGAATTTGGCGCAGCTTGGCATGGCCGGTGGTGGCCCTGCCGGTGGGTTATTCGGTCTTGCCGAAGGTGGTTTTAACGCACCGCAGTTGCGTAGCCAGTTTGATGCTGACCGTTACGAAGCCCAAGCGGGCATGATACCGCCAGAGCTTCGCGCTCAATTTGAAGCCAACCGATATGAGGTTGGCGGCGACGTTGCCCCGCTTCAACAGCAAACCGCATTGGATACGTCTGGGGTCGCTGATGTCCAATATGCCCCGAATCTGTCAGCGTTTGGTTTTGCTCGCGGTCAGGTTCCCACAGAGCGACTTCAACGTGGTTTTGATACGTCTCAATTGGCTGCCATGCCTGTATCCGCTGGCACCACGGGACAGCAGGCAATTCTTTCTAGGGTCTTGCCGCAAATCCAAGAGCAGCGGCAAATGCTGGAAACGCAGTTAGCGAACCAAGGCATCCCGAGAGGATCGGAAGCCTACAACCGCGCTATCCGCGAACAGCAGCAGCAAGAGAACGATGCGATTCAGCAGGCCGCCCTCCAAGGCTTGCAGTTGGATATGGCCGCCCGTCAGCAAGGCTTCAGCGAGGCGCAGGCCGCAGCGCAATTTGCCAATCAAGCTGCCCTTGGGCAGTTTGGGATGGGGGTGCAAGGCACCGACGTTTACAACCAAGCGTTGCAACAAAACGTCCAGACGGCCTTGGCGCAACAACAATCGCAAAACGCCGCCCAACAGCAAGACTTTGCCCAGCGCGTAGCCGCAGGCGAGTTTGGCAATGCCGCCCAACAAGCGTTGTTTGGCGCTGGGGTGCAAGCCGGTCAGTTTGCCAATCAGGCTGCTGCACAAAACTTCGCACAGCAAATGGCAGCGCAACAGGCTGGCAACCAAGCGCTACAAGCGCAATTTGGCATGGGTATGGACGCGCAAGCCGCTCGAAATGCCGCGTTGGCGCAGAGCTTTGGTCAGCAGATGACCGCGCAACAAGCCGGAAACCAAGCGTTGCAGTCCCAATTCGGGATGGGCATGGAATCGCAAGCGGCTCGCAATGCCGCCATCGCGCAAAACTTTGGGCAGTTCCAAGGCGCACAGCAGATGCAGAATCAAGCGCTTGCCCAAAACCAAGATGCCGCCCTTCGCGCTTACCAAGCGTTGTTGGCGGGTCAGGGTCAGGCGTTTGGTCAGCAGATGGATACGCAAGCCGCTCGCAACGCTGCATTGGCGCAGAATCAAGCCATTGCCGCCCAACAGCAGCAAATGGCAAATGCCGCGCAACTTCAGCAGTACAACCAAGCCCTGCAAAACGCGCAGTTTGGCAACACGGCTCTGCAACAGTCGTTGCAGCAACAGCTTGCGCTGCGTAACCAGCCGCTTAACGAGATCGCGGCGCTTATGTCAGGCGTCCAAGTCAATATGCCGCAGTTCCAAGGCTACCAAGGTGCCAACGTGGCGGCGGCTCCGGTGTTTGCCGGTACGCAAGCGCAAGGCGACTTTGCCCAACGTAATTACGCCAACCAAACTGCTGCATACAACGCCAAGATGGGATTGCTTGGTGACATTGCTGGCGCGGCTGGCGGTTACTTTGGAGGTCGGTAATGAACGGTCGATACCAAACCTTTAGTGGCCCGATGTCACGCCAACAGAAGCTGGCTAACGCCCTTCAGCAGCGCGGCAGCATGGATAATTTCACGCCTACTCAAGATATGCAGTATTCGCCAAATCCGATGACGATGGCTCCTGCACAACCGCAGTTTGGGCGCGTATTTCCTAAAACTCCGTTATCCCAACCCAAGCCTAAGTCACCCGGCATGACCACCCCGCAAGGCGGTAGTTACAGAGGGGATTTTGAAAATGCCAGTTAATTACGTTCCTACGTTTCAAATGCCCTCAGAGTACGAGCGCCAAGTAGCCGAGGCTCGCCGTCGTCAAGCGATGGCAGAAGCCCTTGAAGCGCAGGCATACCGCCCGCTGTCGGGATCGGACGCGCCGACTCCTGCCGCAGCGCCGCTTGTTTCAGCATTGCAATCGTTTATGTCAGCCCGCCAGCGCAAAAAGGCGATGGAAGCGGCAACAAAGGCCGAGGAAATGGAAAGCACGGCAGGCAAGCAGATTGCCGGTCGGTTGCGCGGTGGTTATGTGTACGACCCGAAGGCCGCTACCCCTGCCGCCATTCCCGAGCAAACCGAATTGGAAGAATTCCAGCCTACGTCGCAATACCGCCAAGACGTAGAGGGCGCAATGGGCATGGCGATGACGCCGGTCGGCACGGCTGCGCTGAAGCGCGCACCGTTGCTCGCCGCAGCCCTTGAGCGGTCTATGACCCCCGCAGAGGCCGAGGAGTATTACGCCCCGGTTGTTGATGAAAGCGGCAAATACATCCAGTTTGGAAAGCGTGGTGGCACTCGCACTTCAACTGTTGCTGCCAAAAAGGATGAAGCAAAAGGTAGTCAATTAGCGCAGTTGATCGCCGAACGTGCCAACTTGAAACCGGGTGATCCGGCCATTGCGTACTATGATGCTGCAATCGCAAAAGAAACGACAAGGCCAACAGGGCCGGTAACAAACGTATATAGCGGTTCAGCAATTTCTGGCGTTGATGAAGAAGGAAACCCAATATTTGCACAGTTAAGTAGAACTGGCGGTGACGTTGCGGTTGTGAAAGGAATTCGCCCCGCACCAAAGGGCATGAATGAAGGCCAAGCTAAGGCCGCTGGTTTTGCTGATCGCATTGTTGAGGCAAATCCGGTGCTAGATACCGCGCCGCCAAGCGTGGGTGCTTCGTTCTTATCAAACGCGCCGGGTGGCAACTTTGCGCTAACGCCAGACCAGCAAACTTTCTTTCAAGCGGAACGCAACTTTATCAACGCTGTTTTGCGTCGTGAATCCGGCGCTGTTATTAGCGATGAGGAGTTTTCAAACGCTCGTAAGCAGTACATCCCGCAACCGGGAGATAGTGCCCAAGTGCTTGAGCAAAAGCGCCGTAACCGCGAAACAGTCAAACGATCTTTCTCGCGTGACGCAGGCCCGTCGTATCAGCCCGTCATTGATCTGCCGCCGAGGTAATCAGCAATGCCGACATACCGCATTGAGGGGCAAGTTTACGATGCAGCGTCACCTGACGAGGCTTACGCTAAACACGATCAATTTAAGGCCAAAAAACCGCCTACCGCTCGCCCAGCAGCGCCAACGCAAAGCAAATTAGGTACGGGTCAGATGCTTGCCCAAGCCGTTGCCAATTTCCCGAGCAGTGCGTATGAGCTTGGTAAGTCCACGTTTGAAGCTGTCACTAGCCCTATTCAAACGGGCAAAGCTATTGTTGATTTAGGTAGTAGCGTTTTGGGCAAGATGGGTGTTACCAACGCCAGCCCCGAAATGGCTGACCGTGTTGGTCAGTTTTACAAAGACCGATACGGTAGCGTAGAAAACGCCAAAACCACGTTTGCTAGTGACCCTGCCGGGTTTTTGGCAGATGCCGCCACTATTTTGACGGGTGCTGGCGGTGCGTTACGCGCTGCACCTAGGGCAATGGGCCGATCAGGCGGCGCTGTTTCTCGTGCTGGCGAGAAGTTGCAACGAGTAGCCGATGTGGTTGACCCCCTATCAGTTGCCACAAAAACCGTCAAAGGCGCTGGCAAATTAACTTCAGCGGGGCTTGGATTTACAACGGGTGCGGGCGCTCGCGCCGTTGAAGAATCCGCTAAAGCTGGGTTTAAAGGCGGCAAGCAAGGGCAAGCGTTTGTCGCTCAAATGCGCGGCAACGAGCCGGTGCAAGCGGTCGTTGATGAGGCTGGTCAAGCGGTTGATGTATTGCGGCAACAACGTGGTCAGCAGTACCGATCCGGCATGGCTAACGTCTCGCAAGACGCTACCGTTTTGGATATGGCCCCAATTCGCTCTGCATTTAACCAAATTCAGCAAATGGGTCAGTATCGAGGCCGGTCAGGCGGTGGCGCTGCTCAAACGCTTAACGAGCCTGCCGTTGATGCTGTTAACAAACTCAACAAAATTATCACTGATTGGGAAAACCTTGATCCCGCAGAGTTTCACACCCCAGAGGGATTGGATGCTCTTAAGAAAAAGATTTACAACCAATCAAAAGGCTATCAGCCGGGAACTCCAGAGCGCCTCGTAGCTGACCAAATGTACAAATCGGTGCGTCAGGTTGTCGCAAACCAAGCGCCGGAATACACGCGGGTAATGAGCGATTACGAGCAAGCAACTGACTTGTTACATGAGCTTGAAAAGTCGCTATCTATTTCTGACCGCGCAACAGCCGATACGACGCTTCGCAAATTGCAGTCAATTTTGCGTAACAACGCGAACACCAATTACGGTCAGCGCGTCGCGTTAGGTGAGCAGCTTGTTGGGGCTGGCGCGGAAACTTTGTTCCCACGATTGGCGGGACAAGCAATGAGTTCTGCATTGCCTCGTAGCTTGTCTGGTCAGCTTACTGGCGCAGGCGTAGCCACCAACATACTGCAAGACATTCCCGCTGCTTTAGCAGAGCCAAACACGCTACTGCTTGCCGGATTAACTAGCCCTCGCGTTGTTGGCGAAACGGTTTACGCTGCCGGTCAAGCCGTTGGTAAACCCGCTCAACTTGCCAAGCTGTTAGCGCAGCGCGGGGATGAGTTAGTGCGCCGCAATCCAGAAATGGCTATGGCCGTAGACATGGCAAAACGGGCTGGCGGCAAGGTCGATCCCAGAACGGCAAAAATGTTGGCATATCAACTGGCGCAACTTGACCGTGCGACAGAGGAGGAAGAAAAGTGAGTTTTAACGGTTCCGGTACATTCCTCATCAATACGGCGGGGCAACCTGTCGTATCAGGCACCGTCATTAGCAGCACGGCCTTTAACGCCCTGACCGCTGACCTTGCCACGGGTCTTTCCACCTGTATCACCAAAGACGGTCAAACGACGCCCACGGCCAACATCCCGATGGGCAGCAACCGCATCACCGGGTTGGGTTCTGCCGTAGACGCCACGGACGCCGCTACGTTTGCCCAAGCGCAAAGCACGGCAGCCAAGCTAATCGGCGGTATCAGCGGCGCAGACACGATTACAGGCGCTTTAACGCCCGCCATTACGGCCTACGCTGCCGGTCAGATGTTCTATTTCGTGGCCGCAGGAACCAATACCGGCGCTGTCACGCTCAACATCAACAGCCTTGGTGCCAAAGCCGTTACCCGCGACGGATCAACGGCGTTAGTGGCTGGAGACATTGCATCTGGAGAAATCGTTGTCGTTGTATATGACGGCACTCGATTCCAGATGATTAGCCCAAATACGTTTAACGGGACATTGCCCGTTGCAAATGGCGGTACGGGGCAAACAAGCTACACCAACGGCCAGTTGCTGATCGGTAACACGACCGGCAACACGCTGACCAAAGCAACTTTGACGGCAGGCACCGGAGTTACCATCACCAATGGTGCGGGATCAATTACGATTGCTGCCGCTGGTTTGCCGGTGATGAACATTGTTAGCGGAACCACGCAAACTGCCGTAGCCGGTAATCAGTACGTTTTGACTAACGCATCTGCAACTACCGTTACGTTGCCCGCAAGCCCGTCAGCAGGCGACACGGTATATATTACTGTTGCGAACTCGCTCACAACAAACGTGGTTGCTCGTAACTCGCAAAATATACAATCGCTCGCGGAAGATATGACACTTAATGCGGCTTACGCGGCGGTGCAGTTACGTTATGCCGATTCAACCAGAGGATGGGTTCTGACATGAGTGTTTTTACGCAATTCGTTACTGGCGGCAATAATTTCCCGAGCAATTCAAGGGTTTTTAGAGCGTCCGACACGTTTGTTGTTCCGGCATCTGGTTGGTACAACGTCGTTGTTATCGGCGGTGGTGGATCGGGCGGTGCAGCTTCGGGTGGATATACCAACCCCAGCGAAACGACGGCTCGTCGTGCAACGGGTGGCGGCGCAGGCGGCCTTTGTTATAAACGGCAATACCTTACATCAAGCACTTCATTGACGGTTACCGTCGGTGCGGGTGGTTCTGCGGTTTCTATTGCGGCGGCAGTTGAAACTGCAACCAACGGCAATCCGGGCGGTAACTCAAGCATTTCTGGCACCGGCTTTACGACCATGACTGCTAACGGCGGTGGCGCTGGTCAGGCTTCTTCGGGTACTGGCGCGGTTTCTGGCGGTACGGGCGGCACGGCAAGCGGCGGTGATTTGAACATTACTGGCGGCGCTGGTGGCGATACTGCTTCCACTTCTCACAACCGCTATGGGTTAGCCACAGGTGGTGGCTCCGTTGGCGTGTATGGAGTCACAGGTTTTGATGGCGGCGATATTTCCACAGATTTCTCTATTTATAAGGCCACCGGCGGCGCAGGCGTTGGCGGTGGGGGTGGAAACCTGACCAATACATCCCGACAAACTGGCGGTGGTGGATCGGGCGGCGCTGCCCCGAACAATACCAACGCTCAAACAAGTGGATTGTCTGCAATAGGCCTCGGCACTTTGGCGTTTTTTGGCGCACCGCTGCAAGGCGGTTCTGACGGTACTGGCACGGGCGGCCTCGGCGGTGCTGGCGCTGCGGCCCCGAGCAACACATCTTCGGGAAGCCCCGGCGCAGGCGGTCTTTTTGCTGGCGGTGGCGGCTGCTCAACGTATGACGGTACGTTTGCCGGTGGTGCAGGCGGTTCTTACGGCGGCGGCGGGGGTGGCGCTGTTGTAACTAACTGGGAAGGCTATGGCATCAGCAGCGGCGCGGGCGGCGGCGGCGCTGTCGTATTCCAATTTTTAGGAACCTAAAATGATTTACGAAATACTCAGCGATTCGGGCCAAGTCGTTAACACGATCATTGCGGATGAGGCATTTGTAGAGGCGCATTATCCGGGGCATTACCGCCTTGTTGGGCCAGAACCTGTCACCACGCCTCGCATCGTCACCAAACTGGCGTTTCGTTATCGCCTAACCGATGCGGAATACGTTGGCATCCTAACTGCCGCCAAAACCGACGTTTCGGTGGCTGCATGGGTAGAGACGTTTAACATCGTCAACCAAGTCAATTTAGACGATCCGCGCACCAAGTCCGGTCTTGACATGATGGTGTCAAAAGGCCTGCTGACAGCAGAGCGCGAAACCGAAATTCTGACCGCTCCGGTTCAATCTGACGAGCGTCCATAAGGGGCAGATAATGACAACGGTGCAGGAGTTAGAGGTGACTGTTACGAGTCACATTGACGTTTGTGCGGTGCGGTATGAAGCCATTAATGCCCGTCTTAAGCGTCTGGAGCAATTAGTATTAAAGGTTGGCGGCGCAATCATCATTATTTTGCTTGGCGCACTTGGCAGCATGGCGTTATTGCTCCTTGAGGCTATGCAAAAGTGAATATGCAGAAGATTGTGGATATGTTGTTTCCGGTGCTGCTGGCCGCTGTCGGCTGGCTGTTGTCGGAGATCACATCGTTCAACAATCGTCTGATCGCTATAGAAGGCAAAATGCCCGCCCTGATTACGCCCGAGGGTGTGCCAACGGACAGCCCCATTAGTGCTGCTAATCGCCAAAAGCAAAAGGAAGAACTGCTAGATAAGATTTACGACCTACAATTGCGGGTCAAATTGCTTGAGGAACGCAACAAATGATGACGATGATCAGCACGTTCCTGTCGTTCCTCGCAGGCGGCCTTCCCAAGATTCTGGAGATTTTCCAAGACCGCCAAGACAAGAAGCATGAGCTTGCCCTTGTCGCCGCCCAAAAGGAGCGTGAATTAGCCCTCGCAGAGCGGGGGTTTATCGCGCAAGCGCGGGTTGAGGAAATTAAGCTAGAGCAAATCCAGACGCAGACGGCAGGCGAGGAGCGCCAAGCCCTATACCAGCACGACGTTGAGATCGGCAAAGGCGCAAGCCAATGGATGATTAACCTTCGCGCCTCGGTGCGCCCCGTCGTTACCTACATCTTCGTGCTGGAACTCGTTGCCATCAACATTGCAGGCGTCTGGTATGCCTACAACACGGGTGTGCCGTTTGCTGCTGCAATGGCTGAAGTTTTCTCTGACGACGAAATGCTGATTTTGAGCAGCATCATTGCTTTCTGGTTTGGTACGCAGGCTTTCGGCAAAAAGTGAAGGTTAGTCCTGCCGCGATCCACATGATTAAGCATCATGAGGGCGTAAGGATGCGCCCTTATCGGTGTCCGGCCCTGCTATGGACGGTCGGGGTCGGCCACGTTATTGATCCTAACCACGCCAAGGTGCCGTTTG